CAGTTAACGGTGGTCTTGAATTAACTCAGCAAGTTACAAAGGTTTCGCGTCCGACAATGACGCAAGATGCCGTTAAAGTAGATTCGTATAACTCTATTGCTTATTATGCTGGTAAGGCTGTTTGGTCTGCTATTTCTCTGACTGTTCGTGATGATGTTACTAACTCTGTTAGTAGCCTTGTTGGATATCAGATGCAGAAGCAGATGAACTTCTTCCAACAAACTACACCTGAATCTGGTTCCAATTACAAGTTTCAAACATACATTGAAACTTTGGACGGTGGTAATGACACAGTTCTTGAACAATGGTTTTTAGAAGGATGCTTCTTGGAGTCGGTGAACTATGAAAGTTTTGATTACTCTTCGGCAGACGCGATGACCATTGAAATGAGCATTCGTTATGATAACGCAACACTCCAAGGCGGCTTGATGCCAGTCAGTCCGCAGCTTGGTGTTGGTCCAATGATCTCATAAGGATAATCTTATGACCGATTATTTGGTCAAGAGTCCCAATCAGGCAAGTACAGTCTATGGACTTGATGGCCCGAGTGCACCGCGCAAGCGTGGTTTTTTCTATGTTCGCTTTAAACGAGCCGGATCAAAGCAAGCTGCAAGTGGTTGGGAAACTAATATGGGGTTCTTGGTGAAGTCGTTAGATCGACCCACCATTGAACCACAAATAGAAACTCTTAATCAATACAACAAAAAGCGTCAAATAACAGTCGGCTATACAATGGCGCCGATGCGTGTAACTTTGTTCGATACTGCTGACAGTATGGTCATGCAAATGTGGAACGAGTATTCACAGTGGTATTTTGGTGATTTTAGGCAGTATAATCAAAGTTCGTGGGCTTATGATGTAACTACATCTGATTTTCGGGATAATGGACAAGGTTATGGATATCAACCGCGCCCTTCAACAAGTAGCACAACCGACCAATCATTAGATCAAAATTCACAATTCTTTTTTGATGTTATAGAAGTTTATCAGGTGTTTGGTGGACAATATGTTCAATTTGATTTAGTAAATCCTAAAATCAAAAATTTTGATCCTGATGAAATGGACTACGGATCGAGTGAAGCTTCTACAATTACTATGTCAATTGTCTATGAAGCTATTCTTTATCGTAATGGAAATAAGCCAGCAGAAATTACATCAAATCAACTACTCTCTTTGGTATTCAATCAGCAATTCAACGGTAATACCTTTGATGTTGTTGGGGCTCCCGTTAATCAAAATACGGGAACGAGCACACCTTCTATAACATCTTCCCCAACTCTGAGTTTCCTCAACACCACTTTAGCGGGGGTTTCGGCATCTGCTTTCACGCCTAGTTCGACAAACTCAACTGGCGGCGGCTCTCTTTCTCAATTTGGAAATTATGATTTTGGTTCGCTTTCGCCAAATGTCAGCCTTGGAAATGGTTTGCAGGGTGATGTTTCATACCTATCAACAGGCAACAATAGTTTATCCTCAATTCTAAATTTACCTGTGGGTACACCCGCTATTACTACCCCTGAATCACTTGCACTTAATAGTAATCCGAATGCACCAATGACCGCTATTTCCGCAGGACAATTGAATAATACTCAAGCTACTCTTCAGAACTTGGGCGCAGGATCAAACCCTTACGCAGCTTCTTATATAAACAATAATTTAACTGGCGGTGTTGCTGCAAGTTCCATACTTTCTGGTAATTCAGCCAATGACCAAATTACTCCAGCAAGTGGTCTCGCTCTCAATTCACAATCTTATGGAATTGTGAACGCTCAACTTCCTTCGTATAGCCAAATTGGATATAACGCGAGTAGTTCACCTAATTATGAACCAAACTATTCAAGTCCATCTTCATCATCAGATGTATTTGCCGATGCGAGTGAGATTTCTGTCTAATGGCTTTTAGTAAAGGTGAGTACATTCTAAAAAATCCCACCAAATACTTAGGGAAACTACCTGTTATATATAGATCAAGTTGGGAAATATCTCTTATGAAGGTATTTGATGAAAATCCCGCAGTATTGGGATGGAGTTCGGAAAGTATTTCAATACCATATCGTAATCCATTAACCAATAAATGGTCAATGTATTTGCCTGATTTTTTTGTAATTTATATGGATAAGAAGAATGGTAAACACGCTGAAATAATAGAAGTCAAGCCTGAAAAGGAAAATCCTTTTTCTTCTATTGTACCCAAGGGAGGCCAACAAACTAGATCAATGTTGGCTAGAGCAATAAATCAAGCGAAATTTGGAGCCGCTATGGTATACTGTCAAAAACGTGGATGGCGTTTTCGTGTTATGACCGAAAACGACCTGTTTGGTATTCCGGGCAAGAAAAGAACTAAATAATACTGCCGCTATGCATTATTAGCGGAGGAATTTATATGAATAAGATGATAGAACATACATTAGGTCTTCCAAGTATGGAAGATTTTTTGTCCGAAGATGATGATAGTTTCGATAATGACGAAGCTAATCAAGCATCGTTAGATACTGCTGTGGCTCTTGCGGACGCTGCTGCCAATCAACTTCTAATTCAGGATGGTGATGGTCACGCCGAAGCTATGGACGTGATTCATAAAGATACTTTAAAGCACGCTCGTGATTTGGTTGATCTGGGTTATAATGTTGATCAGCGTAGCGCGGCTACTATTTTTGAAAAAGCAACTATGATGTATAAGGTTGCGCTAGACTCTAAAGATTCAAAACGCAAGTATCAGCTTGAGGCTATGAAACTCATGCAGAATCAGCGTAAACTTGAATTAGATGAACAACGTTTACGATTCGAAATGGGTGAGCAGTCAATAGAAACTACCACAACTATTATTGAAGATCGAAATGATCTAATTAAACGTGCCCGAGAACAAGCGAAAGCTAATGCTCAAGAAGTTGAATTGTAATTAGGAAATTCTTTTTGCCGTTCTAAAGGCAAGCCTGCCACGTATGCGCGCGCATAATCGAGACTTTGAATACCATCTGGATCGCCATTATTTAAAATCGTTCGCTTAACGGTTTCTTCAAATTTAACCCAATCTTCGTCATCGTAATAATCTGGATAAAATTGCTTAGCATATTCGCGCCGACCTTGCGTCTTATAAACGTGAGCCATTTTTTCTGCCAGCTCTTTTGATTTTATAGGAGTAGGAGAGCAATGCAACATGGAACAGCTTTCTTCCACGCCATCCACAAGAGATTTAATTTCTACACTGCATCCATAGGGATCGCTAGGACAGAATATTTTCTCAATAATCAAGCCGGGATGCCCGCGACAACCTTCGGCATACTTTCCGACTACTAATCGCTTGTGCATATAATTCATGCGATTTTTTGTTTTACGCCAATGTCGCATAGTGAATTCCTTTGAACAGCCACCATAGCCAGAATTTTAATCCTCGTCAACCAGATTTCGGATAAATAACTACAAAACCGTTTTCCGGGGACAATCATGAGTTTAAAACAATACATCGCGGAGGGCGAACGTAGATATACCTATCGTCTAAAAACTATCACTCCGCTCGATGATAATGCAATGGATAAAATTGAGCGTGAACTTTTGAAATATGATCCAATTGACATAAGTCGTCCACGTAAGACTATGTTTCAAGTCAATCCTCTTGATTTTACAAATGTTCGCGGTATCGACAAATCAGCAATGGAAGTGTTCATAGTTGATATGGAACTTGGGCTCCCCGCAAGCCCTTCAGTTTTGGCGAAGGCTTTTCAATTAGCTCTTACTGTGCCTGAAGATCATGTTATTGTCCGTGCCCCCAATGATCCAACTGAAGTTGAAAATGAGCGCCTTACTGCTGCGGTCGAGATTGGTGCAGAGGCGAAAAAGCTTGGTTTGACACCTTCAGGACTATTAACCGATCCGACTTATTCGGAAGTGACTACGCCAGCCGATCTTTATGGGAAAGTCCACAACGAAAAATTTCTTGACGCTCTGCGCGCAGTTCAAAAAGAGCGTGAAGCTAAACAGAAAGTGGATGCCACTAATCCATTGTTCAAATGGATGGACATGCCTCCGGGTATAGTAACCGACGAAGGCGACTATAATGCTGACATTCCTGACGCGCCTCGCATTGGAAAAGTCTCGAATGCTGGTGTTGTGAATGGCGTCATTGATGGTGTAAGCAATGCAGGTAATCTAACAGACCGTCGTAGAACATATAAAAGACTATACGGTAAGGATGGTAAGCGCACAATGCTTTCCAGAGAAGTGGATACAGGTATTGATCCAAAATGAGAAAGCTCCGAGAATTAATGCAGGGCAATCCTTTTGAGGATGATCCATTTGAAGATGCATCTCAGCCTAATTATTTGGACGATTTTTTAAAAAAAGGCGTTCCTATTCAGGCTGATTCCTTTGAGCTTGATTATCTGAATTCTCTTTTAAACAAAGGAGGATGTGATGATCGATCTCTTATTGCTGGTGCAGAGTTTACACATCAGGGTTATATCAAACTCGCCAATGCGATGAGTGAAAAATTAGGTAAGCACATTTCTCTCAAAGATATACAAATGATGATCAATGAGCTTATGGAAAAGCTTCGTTCCGACCATCATCAAATGGTCGAAGATTACGAAGAAGTTCTTGACGAAAACGATGAACGGTATAGTTACGAAGCTGATTTTCTTGGAAACGTGACAATTCGGGATGATCAAACAGGCGATGAAAAATATATACAAGGCAGTGATGCATCTTCTTTGATGAATGACCTTGACAGCACTGTAGTTGATTCTAACAAGCAACATATTTTAGCTCAATATATGAATGACGATAATATCAACGAAGCATTTGAACCCGAAGATTTGGACAGTTATGAACCCGAAATAGAATCAAAAATGGGAACCTATAATTTTCCTTGGAAATCTGGTAATAGTCATGGTACTGCTACTGCAGAATATTCGGGTAAAGGTAAAATTAGTGTCATTTCCGTCCGCGACGAAAATGGAGATGCAGTTAAAATGACCCCCAATTTGGATGCTGATCTTCATCGTCAAGCGGTAGAGTTTATCGGAGACGCTTAAAATGAGATTGTATGACTTGTTTGAAGATCGTGATCCATATGAAAAAGAACATTTTAATGATCTTGATCAGACAGGTTTTTATGGAAAACGAGGAGCAGGTTGCATCTTTTTAGCTAAAGATACAGGTCGCTTATTGCTCGCGCACAGGTCAAAAGATGTTTTGGAACCTCACACATGGGGCTCTTGGGGAGGAGCAATTAATCCAACGGGCGAATCACCAGAAGATGCTGTTCGCAGAGAAGTGCAAGAAGAAACTGGGTTTAGTGGTCCTATTGATCTTCAACCACTTTTAGTATTTTCTAGTGGCACCTTCAAGTATTTTAACTTTTTAGCTATTGTTGATCATGAGTTTTCACCTGTTCTCGACTGGGAAACGCAAGGCTACAAATGGTGTGAGTGGGGAAAATGGCCATCACCTTTACATTTTGGTCTTAAATCTCTCTTTTCTGATCCTGCTAGTTGTGCTAAAATCAAAGCTGATATTGATTCCTTTAAAGAAGTGGATGAAAGTGTGCAACCTTCGGTACCACCTTTTCTAAATATTGTGTTTGATGTTCTTGAACAGGCTAAAGACAATAATGACGAAATGGTCATAGCGGCATGTCGTCGCTTGATTGTGGCTTTTCGTTTAGGTTTCAAAAAACACGCCTTGCGTTCCGACGTGGAACTGGTTCGTTCATTCGCAGAGTAATTTTCGTTTGCCATTTGAACCGAGCTGTGTAAAGCTCGTGGCTCTATGGAGACGAATCTTATGCCTTTTGATAGCGAGGCGAACGCGAACGTTCGCGGTATGACCATCCTTTGCGAAATGGGTGATCTTGAGATATCGTGGGAACCGCATAACGATGAAAAAGTTCGGCTCATAATCGAAAAGAAAATGCGTGAAGGCGTTCGCTTTTTCATTCTGAAGCCGGTGATCGGTGACGTGCTCCATATGCGTAAAAAAATGAACAAAATTAGCGACCTTAAAGCGCACAACATCAAAATCAAAGACGAAGATATACAATCTTTGTTTTCTAGTGGTGATGCTGCGTTTTTTCGTAATCCTCAAGGTCAAGAGGATCAAATTGCCATAGCTTCTGTAAAAGGACCGGATGGTAAGCTGGATCACGTAGCTAGCAGTCAGCTTGCCGTCAAAAATCGTACGGTTGGTGTTCGACCGCTCGGTGGAGGCTAGTTTGCCAGCACCAGATGTTCGGTATGTTTTAGATTCATCTTTTCAATTGGGACATATAGGTGGAGATACTTATTTCTACCTTATGGAAATTGCACAAGATGCAAATGAAATAGTCGATAATCATCAGGAGTATGCCGCCAATTACGATTCTCATTGGCAAAGGCTCATTCATATGGGCTATTACTTTGAAGATCATTATGTTCGTTGGCGGGCAACCAACTCTGCCGATGCGAAATTAGCTTCATTTCAAGGTTTAACCAACCTTCCTGATATTATACTTGAAGTCGCGAATAGCTGTGCAGGTAAACTCATTGAGGATGGACATCATTCTCTGAATTCAAAAGCTTTGGATATTCTCAATAAAACTTTTGAGTTCGAAGGCACCAAGCAAATTATGCGTCGCACCTTACGTCGGGCTCAACATGATTTCAACGGTTGGACAGCTAAAGAAATTTCTGATCTCAGACTTGTAGTTGATGGCCGCCGAGCAGAAAATCGCCGCGCTTATGATGCAGCCATTGCTCGCATGTATGAAAATATGGACGCTCAAATTAATGATACCATCACCGCGACCGTTGTGAGCACTCTGGGCGCGTATGGTTCAACGAATGAAAGAAGCATAAAAAATACGCAAAAGCTATTAAATGAGCGCGTAAAACAACAACGGCGAGCCATAAAGCGAAGTGTAAAGTTCCTGACAAAACTTGTTGGACACGATACCACTCGGATGTTTATATCTGGTGATCGTGTTCGATTTGAGGGACAACACGCGGTCTATGAACTTCAAAAAGTCAGTAATCTTAGTAACCCTCATGGTGGGTATAGGGCACTCTCTGTGTTTGATAAAGAGCATCCTGAGCTGATGCTTTGTAACATTTGCATATACACACCTGATGTTCCTCTGTTAGATCATGTTGCCAGTCTGGTGATGCATATTCGTGCTGGTGAAGAAGATGAAATTTTAAAGATTGGGAATGCAAGTAATATTCATGACAAGGCTTATGAACTGTTATGGCTGGCACCCCACTTACCTGTAAAAGATTTAGAACTGCGTCAAATTTCCTTGAACAATATTATTTCTTCTTTTACTAATATGTCTCCAAGCCAACTTGAACATTATGATAATAAAAAAGCGAGATTAGCTAATATAATCAAACGAAACATCTATGAAGAAGTTTTAGAACCTTATGCTGATATATTTCGGGCAGCTAACTCAAATCGTCTTTCCGAAATAGTTTGGCAACATACGATCTTGGCAAGCACAATTACAGCAAGCGCGATTTCTACAAATTAGTATATGGGGTTCGCCTCCGTGCGTTAAGAATGGCGAAGCAATGAGTGCAGCCACAACGGTTGAAACACGACGCGCGTCTCCCCTTTTTATAAATAGTTAATAATATCTGGAACAATCCAATGAACAGCATAAGAACATATTTAAACATCATTCGTGAATCAGAAAAAGGTGTTGTCGGACACAATCAAATCACGAAAAGCGGATGTGATCTAACTGATTTTGGAAGAACAGGATGGAAACATTTTTGTCAAGAACTTGGTCTTAAATTTTCGGGAAGAGGATCGAGA